CCGGTGGAACAAGGTTTCGCTGGAAGGCATTCCGTGCTGCGGGCGCCGCCGGGAAATGGAACGCGGCGAATGGCTGGCAATGGGGTTTTCGAAGGCCAGCATCACCAGGGCTTTCGAGGAGGCGGACGAGGGACAGACTTCCGATCGGTTCAACACCCGCGACAATCAGGAAACCGAGGAGGAACACGGGGACGAGTCAACCGAAAAGGTGACGGTCTATCAGGCGTTCGTTCGCGCCGACGTGAATAACGACGGATTTTCGGAATTGCTCCAGGTGTGGGCCTATGGCGACGGCTCGCAAATCCTCGAATGGGATGGCGGCAAGGAAGCCATTGACGAGGTTTCGGCGATCCCGATTTCTGCGTTGACACCCTACATCGTGCCGCATCGGCACATCGGCCGGTCGGTCGCCGAGATTGTGGACGACATCCAGAAGGTCAAGACGGTCCTTCTTCGGCATACGCTGGATAACATTTACCTGACCAACTATGCCCGGCCGCATTTCGACGAGACCCTGTCGGGCGATAATACATTCACCGATTTGGCAAACCCGGCGCCCGGCGCCCCTGTCAGAACCGGTGGCGCGGAAATCTTTTACAACATTCCGCCAAGCGTGATCGGCACCACGCTGCCGCTCCTGGAAAAGTTCGATGACCTGAAAGAGACCCGCACCGGGGCGACGCGGTATAACCAGGGGCTGGATGCGGAGTCGTTGAACAAGACCGCCACCGGAATCAAGCAGATCATGAACGCTTCGCAGAAAAAGACGCTCCTGATCGCCCGCACATTCGCCGAAACCGGGCTGCGCGACCTTTTCATGGGCATTCACCGCGATCTGCGCGCCGGACCAATGAAGGAATTGGCGGTCAAGCTGAATGGCAAGTGGGTCGCGGTCAATCCGCGGACTTGGAAAGACCGCACGGATATGAGCGTGGCGATCGGGAACAACTCGCGCGAGCAGCGCCGCAATGGAATGATGCTACTCGGGCAGGTGCAGCGCGAATTGATGACTGCCGGAAGCCGGATGGTCAGCGAAAAGAAGGTCTATAACCTGACCGCGCGGATGATGGAGACATTCGGTTTCAAATCCATCGCCGAGTTCATGGACGATCCCGATACGTTGCCGCCTCCGCAGCCGAAGCAGCCCGGAATGCAAGAGCAGCTTGCCATGAAGCAGACGCAAATCATGGAGTTTGAAGCGCAATCGCGGGCGGCGAACGATAAAATGAAGATCGAAGCCGATCATCAATTCCGCATGGCCGAATTGGCGCTGAAACACCAGGAAGCGCAGCGGAAAGAGGCCGAAACCGCCTCCAGAATGATGACCGAGCAAGAGACACTGGACATAAAGCGCAAGGAGGTCGTCATGAAGGACGATCTGGCGCGCGACAAGTTGGCGAAAGAGACGGAATCAGCGGTCGATTATGGCACGGTCTGACAGGATCAAAGCCATATTGGCCGATCAGGACTTCCAATGGGCAATCGAGCGTCTTGAGGCGCAATTGACCCGGAAGGTAATGGCGAGCGCGACAACCGACGAGGACCGCGCGGCGGCATTGCACACTTACCACGGCTTGCAAGCGGCGAAAGCGTCGCTTCGCAGCGTGGCATCCGAAGAGGAATCCCCGTGACCGAGAACTCCACAGGAGCGATCTCGCTGAGCGAGGCTGTCGAACGAGTGACGGGGAAGGCCGAGGCGGACGACGAAACCGTAGAGACGCAGGAAGCCGAAAGGACTGGCAACAGCGACCCGGAAGCGACCGAGGTTGAAGCGGAGGCCGAAACCGAGGCCCAGGACGACGCGGAAAGCGATCCTGAGTATGAGGTTGACACGGCCGAGGGCAAGCGTCGGGTGAAGCTGTCAGAGCTTCTGGAAAGCCCGATGTTCAAAGCCGACTACACGCGCAAGACGCAATCCATCGCGGAGGAGCGTAGGGCGCTTGAACGGGAGGCTGCGGAGACTGCCCAACTACGAGAGCAGCTTTCGGAATCCCTGAAACGGTGGGCTGTGCCTACCGAAGCGGAGCCGGATTGGGCTGAGTTGGCGACCAAGCTACCGCCGCAGGAATACAACCTGCGCCGGGTGCAATGGGAACAGCGCCAGAGGCAGAAATTGCAGGCGCGGGCCGAGTTCCACGCCATGCAGGATCAACTGAGGGCCGAGGCCATCGCGACCGAGCGGAACAAGCTACTTGAAGCATTCCCGGAATGGCGCGACGAGGCAAAGTTCCTCAGCGCGGCGAAGCAGATGGCTGACGGGGCCACGGCCTACGGGTTTTCTGCGGAGGATGTAGGCCAGATCGCCGATCACCGCATGATCCGGGTGTTGAAAGACGCCCTTGCCTACCGGGAATTGCAGAAGGCGAAACCAGCCATTGAAAAGAAGGTGGCCGAGGTCAAGCCGTCGCTCCAGCCCGGCGCCAAGCCGAACCGCGACAAGGAGGCCGCTGCTGCACGTCAGAAGCAACTCGCCAAGTTCAAGAAAGGTGTCTCCCTGAAAGAGGCGCTTGGAATCTTGACGGGCGAATAACCCTCAGGAGCGTGAAATGGCACAACCTGCCAACACCTTCGACAGCTACGACATGACGGGGATTCTCGATGATCTGGTTGACCAGATTTTCAACATCGACCCCGATGACACGCCGTTTCTGTCGAAATCAACCAAGACCAAGGCCAGCAACACCTACCACGAGTGGCAAACGGACGCCCTTCGTGCGTCGGCCGACAACGCCCACATCGAGGGCGGCGACACGACTGCGGACGCCCTGACCGCCACCACGCGGCTCGGCAACTACACGCAGATTTTCAAGAACGCCGTTTCGATCTCGGGAACGGACATGGCGCTCCGCAAGGCGGGTCGTGGCAAGGAAATGCTCTACCAGATGGGCAAGGGCATGAAGGCGCACAAGCTCGACATCGAGCGTGCCCTGTTCCTGAACAACGCCCGTGTCGCGGGGAGCTCGGTGGTGGCCCGTGAGCTTGCGGGCGCCCCGGCGTGGCTCGTCACCAACGTCGAGTTCGAGGCGGGGAACAGCGGCGCCAACCCGACCGGCGACGGCACGGATGCGCGGACGGATGACGGCACCCCCGTCGCCTTCTCGCAGACGCGCTTTGACCCGGCGATGCAACTCATTTGGGAAAACGGCGGGAAACCGGACACGGTCTACCTTTCGTCGTTCCAGATGAACCTCGCTCTCGGGTTCACGGGCAACAACGCGCAGCGCAACACGGTGAAGGTCGGTCAAGTCGAGAAAATGATCGACGTTTACCGCACCCCGTGGGGGGTCGTCGAGTTCGTCCTTTCGCGCGAAAACCGCGCACGGGACGTTTTCATCTTCCAGGATGACATGTGGAAAGTCGCGATCGCTCGCGAAACGAAGCAGGAAGACCTGGCGAAGATGGGCGACAACGAGCGCAAGCAGATCGTTACGGAACTCACGCTTGAGTGCTGCAACGAGAAGGCTCACGGCGCCGTTTACGACAATACCACGTCGTAAGGAGAACATGTCATGTCTTACAAGCAGAACCTCGGCGCGGTGACTGTCACCGCGTCCACCGTGGCCGTGACTCGGGACGCTCATGCGGGTGTCCCGATTGTGCTCAGCCGGGCGGCCGGAATCGTTGCCACTCTCCCGGCGGCGACCGGATCGGGCGTGCGTTACGAGTTCATTCTCGCGGCGGATGCGAGCGGCGACCATATCGTGAAGGTTGCCAACGCGTCCGACACGATGATGGGTGTTGCCTACCTCGGGAACGACTCGGCGGGCGCGTCGTGCTTCTATACGGCGGATTCGTCCGACACGATCACGCTCAACGGCTCCACCAAAGGCGGCTATAAGGGCGCTCGCGTCATCGTGGACGACATCGCCGCGAACGTGTGGGCGGTTCTTGCCTACTCGGAAGCGTCCGGCACCGAAGCAACACCGTTCTCGGCTGCTGTTTCCTGAGTGTATCTGGAGCCGCTCGGCCTGTTCATCGTCAGCATTCCCAAGTGCGGGTCGCAGACAATCGAGCGGGCAATCGAGCGGGTTTCCGGTGAAAGGTGCCTGCCCGGCCATATCACGGTCGGGCAGGCACGCAAGGCGCTTGGTGATATCGAAGCGTGGGCGCTGATCCGCGACCCGTGGGACAGGCTCACAAGCGCGATCAATTACGTTTACGGCGATACCCGCACGCATCTTGACGACGCGATGAACGGGGTTTGCCGCCATCAAACCATCATCCTGAGGCCGCAGAGCTTCTTTGTTGACAACGCCACGCGGCTGTTTCCGTTCGAGGCGCTGCCCGAAGTGTTGCGGCTGATCGGATATGCAGAGGACATCCCCCGTGCAAACAGGTCAACGCCGCGTTGGACGGCCGAGGAAATCCGCGCCCACCCCAGAAGCGGAGAATGTGCAGCCCGCTACGCCGCAGACTTCGCCCTCCGAGCCGCTGTTTCGGATGATCGTCACCAACCGCGCGATTTCACTCGGCAGCGGCCGGCGGGCGGTCCTGGGCGATGAAATCGAGGTGACGGAGCATCGGCGCAAGTCCCTGCTTTTCTGGATGCAGGCGCGTGATGCGTGAGGAATGGATCGACCAGGGCGACAAGATCATCCGGAAGAAAACCCACGACCTCGATCACGCATTCGATGAAGTCAGGTTGCGCCGGGAAGCGCCGGCCATGCCGCTTTCGGATAGCTGGCATGTGGCGAGCGTTCCGGCCTGGGTGGTTACGGAATGGCTCAAGGAAGCCGGCGTGGCATGGGATGACCCGGCCGCCAAGGACGTGCTGCGCAAGAAGCTCCTGAGCGGCGACGTGGGTAAATTCCGGGTGCATGGGGGCACGTTCTGATGGACTTCGCCACGCTCAAGTCGCGCATCTACAGCCTGATCGGGCGCTATCCGGCCGACATCTGCTACGAGCTTGTGACTGCCGACATCAACGCGCGACTCCGGGTGCGGGAAATGGAAGCGACCGATACGCTGACAGAGGCGGCGAGCGTGGCGCTACCTGCGGACTTCCTACAGATGATTTCAGCCTACCGGGACGTTGACCCGCGGACGCCGCTTTCGCCCACGGATACGACCGGCATCAACCGGGCGCATGTGACATCGGGAACACCAAAGACATACGCCATTGTCGACGGGGCGATGCTGCTCAATCCAGAGCCCGACGGGTCCGAGAACATCATCATCCGGTATTACGCCCGGCAAGCCGATCTTTCGGCGGATGGCGACACGAACGACATTCTGACCAATTACCCCTCGGTCTACGTCTACGGGGTTCTTGCACACCATGCGGTGTTGATCCGCGACGAAAAGGCGATGGCGATACATAGCGCCGCCTATGGACAGCACATGAAGCTGGCGCAATCGTCGGATGCGAAGGCCCGCTATTCCGGGGCGCCGATTGTCCCCACTGTCAGGTCCGCGCCGTGATTTCCGAGTTCAGCCTGGGCGCATGGTTGCCGGATGTTACCGACTATAAAAACCCGGGCCTTGAGATATGCACCAACGCGATCCCCGGCCCCGGGGGCTACAAGCCGGCCCGCGGCGCCAATACCAGTGAGGGCGACGTTGGGGCCGCGGTTCTCTCGGCTATGTCGTTTCAGCGCGCGGACGGAACCAGGGTCACGGTTTGTGCCACGGCCGGGGATCTGCACCACATCGTCGGCGGGACGGTAACGGACAGCGCGCTTACGTTGACGCTCACCGAGCCGGTCCGGTTCGAGCGGTTCGGGGAAACCATTTATGCGTCGTCCAAGGAGGGCGTCTGGTATCTCGATGACATCGAGACGGACAACACATTTGCGGCCGAAAGTTGGACCATCCCGCACGGGCTGGCGATGGCGCGGGTTGGCGATTTCCTGTTCATGGGAAACCTGACCGACACCGACACCACCGATGCGCCTTACCGGGTCCGGTGGTCGCCGTTCAACAACCCGAAGGGGGCGTGGGCGACATCGATCTCGCTGCAATCGGACGCAGTCGACATGCCCGAAAACCTTGGCGTTGTCATGGGGATCACCGGCGGGAACACCGGGTTGATCTTCCAGAGGAATGGCTTGTCGCGCATCCAGTATACAGGCGGGGCAAGCGTCTTTGACAAGCGGGTCGTGGATACCCAGCGAGGGCTGGCGGCTCCGTTCTCCCTCGCGCAGGTCGGCGAGAACGTCTTTTACCTTTCCGACGACGGCTTCTTCGTCACCAACGGCACGGCGGGGCAGTCGATTTCCCGCGGCCGGGTGTGGGACTGGTTTCTGGACACCGCCCAGCAAACCTATTTGCCGGACGTTCAGGCGGCGGTGGATTGGCCGAACCGCTGCATCGTGTGGACCATTCCGGGCGACGGCGGCGCCTTCGTCGGCCTGCTTTACTACAACTGGGAAACGCAGATGTGGGCACACGTCGGTCTTGCGAC